CCGTCACACACGGACACACACAGACACAGATGTCCACTGTACGCGAACAACGGACAAAATATTAGTGCAATATACACAACTATCAAAGGAAATTAATCCAATAATTGTGCACATTGCACTATGAAAATCAGTTATTTTAGAACATTATGTACTTATGTCCGTGTGTGAGAAACACATACTGTGTAATGTTTGGAACATTATGGACTTGTGTCCGTGTGTGAGAAACACATATTATACAAATGTTTTGTCAAATAATGATTTAATGTGTCCATTGAACCATTGACTTAAATGTCTATATCCATACACGTTTGGATGTAAACCATCATTTAAAAGGTTATTTATACTATATTTGTTTATAGGTGAGAAAGTGTTATCAATAACATTACAACAATATTTTTTATAAATTTCATTAATTTTAATATTAAGGTCGTTTAGTGTATATCCTGCATTATTAATAGTTCCATATGCAAAGTTATTTTCTATTGTTCCTCGTTTACGATTTAATGGCAGTATTCCAATTATATTACAAGCTGTGTTATCACTTCTTATTTTAGTTAATATATAGTTTAAAGCACCACATACTGTTTCATTCTTTGGGTACATATCATTAATATCGCCTAGTGGAATATCATTTCCATAGTCATTAGTTCCCATAAATATACAAACAAAATTGTTTATTGAAAAATCATGTGAATCTGCCATTGATATTCCATTTACATTACCAGACTTGTATAATAATCCGCTCCCAGTTCTATAACCGGCATCAATATTAAATATATTTTTCAATGGATTATACCATCTGATTGCTTCATTATCTTCATATGGATATCCGGCTGTTATGCTGTCACCCATTAAATACATACTATTTGATTTATTATAATTAGTATCAATTAGCATCCATCCTGTCGGACTGGTTTTATTAACACTGTCAAACCATCTATAAGCTACTGATTTATTATAAAGTGGAGCATTGTCAATGCTAACAATTTGCATAACCCATAATTGTCCTGCTAATGGAAATGAAAGATTATTAACCACAAAATTACCATATTTTAGATCAAACGGAGCATTTACAGCGTCGCTTGCTTCTTTATTGATAGTTACCCAATATCCCCCACATTTTGTAAATTCATTGAAATCGTGTGTTGCAATATTATATATATTAGTATAATTAAAATTAGTCTCTAATGTTTTCCAGTTTAATGTAACTTCTTTTGTTTCTGTATTAAACCATCGATATGCAACGCTATTATTATATTTTTGAGTGTTATTCATGGTAACTACTTGTAATACCCATTTATTTGCTGTTGCAGGGAAAGATAAATTGATTATTACAAAATCACCATACTTTAGATCAAACGGAGCGTTTACTATATCGTTGTCTTCGGGCGATACTGTTAGCCAATAACCACCGCAATTAACATAATCATTAAAATCATGAGATTTTATATTTCTGTCATTGTCATAGATAAACTGACTATTTGACTGTCCATATATCATTCCGGTATCAGTGAATGAGGATAAACTGCTATTATATGTATATAAGTGTGAGTTTGTTGTTAAAAGATAAATTTTATTTTTATCAGTCATTTCTGTGGTACTGTTAACTACGACTGGACTGTTGATATTATTAAGATATGGGACAAAAATTTCAGCTAAACTACCATCGTTAGCCATTTCATTTAATTTGTTATCAATTTCATCTTGCACATCTAAATTTTTGAAATAATTTTGTACATAATTTTTCAGATCGTTAAAAGCGTCCTGCAAGTTGTCAAAATTTTTCTGCATTGCTTTCCATTGTGCCACAAGTTTGTTAAATTCCTGTAAAAACCAATCCTGATTAAGTTCGTGAAAATTAGTGTAAGGGCCTAAATTTTCCATACTCATATATCATTACCTCCTATTAATAAACCATTAAACAAAAATTTTCGATGAAACTTTCTGCAATTATATCGTACAAATTAAATACGACTAAATCTCGTTCGCTCTGTATCATCTGCTGTGACGTAGTAACACCAATGTTTCCATGCGCTCGTCCTGTTCTTGTGTGCTTTCCTGTTCTTCCATCATTCACGTTTTCTTTTTCTGTGTTGGTAATACTGCCATTTTCTGTAGTATCTCCGTCAGTGATCTGTTTTGCATGATCTGCAAGCCCAGCGTTAAAAGCGGTATTCTGATCTGTTACGTTCACGTTGTTCATGATCTCGTTTGTGCTAGTGCTTTTTATGGTGTTATCTCTAGCACTGGAAGTTGATTCATCGTCAGTATCCGTCCAATCTTCCATACGATCATAGTTTTCGATCGGATTATATTCAAGCACTGTCGTATCATATAACTTTTTCCAGTTAATCTGATACTTGTTACTCCATATCGTAATACGATTTTTCATATAAGTAAAATCGGGATATAAAATCTCCAACTCTCTCGTTCTCATCAAAATTGCATCAATAGCAATCTGTTTTACAAGCCCCTCAGGAACATTGAACCCGTCAAACAATGTGTTATCATAGTTATATAACCCCTCAACTGTTAATAAACTCAAGCATCACCACCTCCTGATGTTTCAAGTGAAACATTTTCATTTGGGTTGTGCCTCCAATTTACACTTACATCAACACCAAACATCTTTTTAACATCATTACAACTTTTTTTCCATCCGTCTAACCACATTTCCATTCTAGTTGAAGTTTCGACATCATTGCTTTCAGCTTCGGAAGATATCATTCTCTCTTTCTTATCCGATCTGGCAGAGGGAATACCAACCTCAGTGCAAAACAGTTCTTCCAATCTCCGCAACGTATCTAGAACATCACCAGCAATATAATTCTGTCGCAAGTTGTTAACAAAATAATCCCACGGTTCTTCCGTCTGATCTCCTCTCTGAATCCTCAGTTTCTCATCATAGAAAACAGCTAACTCACCTCTCATAACCTGATCCATGACTTTTTTCAGACTTTCTGCTCCTGATTTGTTCCTCGCTCTGAATACATAAGCAAGTTTGCTGTTCATGACGTTCATATCCAACGATTCCATAGCAATAGCCATTTCATTCGCATATCTTCCGACAAGATCCATAATCCCGCCATAGTCAGCGGTACATTTGAAAAGAACACACTGTTCTCCGATCACAGGTTCAATCACACCTTTTAGTAACGGATTAGTAATAACCGCCTGTGCTGGTCTGTAAAAAACATTGTACCCTTTGAGCGTACATCCCTGCGGAATCACTCCAAACTTGTCCGTATTGATGATAGCAACTGTGCCCCAGCAATATAAACAATACAAAAAATAATCTTTATCCCAATTATCCGGTACATCCCACTTCATTACAGAAATAGCTTTCTGTAACAAATATCTCTGAAAATACCAAAATAACTGTGTATTTTTACAGTGATTAGTACTCGGGCTTATGCTACTATTATACTGATTGATATAATTATACATCACAGGAGCTCCAACACCCGTATCACATCCAAACATATATTCACCTCCTATAAACTATTAAAATAATCAAACCATGCTCTAGCATATCCGGCACGTTCCTGATGCAGACTAGCAGGTCTTTCGTAGTTAGCCTGGAAAGCAAGTGCAAGATATCCTGCATCCTGTGTACTAACACTCCACTCTCTCCAACTCAACGGGTATGCACTTGTACTATACCATTGTGGTTCGATACCCCAGTTTTTAATTCCCGAACGTTGTTGAAACTCTGCAAAAATAACACTCAACTGTTTCTGACCATCATACCAATCATCGTGATTTCCGTATAACACATCAAGAACCTTATACAGATCGGTCGGCGGTGTCCACTGCACAAGTCCGTGTCCAGTACCTCCAATTTCAATCAGCGCCGGATTGAAAGTGCTTTCCTGTTGCATATTACCACATAATCCTGCAATAGCATTTACGCCCCATCCCTGAGATTTAAAATAATTTAAAATTACAGTTGCGTTATTTATAGCTTTTTCGTTGTTTCCACACAGGTTAGCGGTGGGATCTCCAAAATACTCACTGTTTCCTCCAACTTGCCAATCACCACCGGAAAAATGCCAACGATAACAATGCGTGTAATGAGTACCGCTCTGTATATCATATGTATTAATACTAACCTGATCTGGCAAAGGTTTTTTGGAAGTGTGTGCTCCCATAGTATGACCACCATTGTCCAGATCATGAACAATTTCTGTATGCTGATGTTCACTGCTATTAATAACAAGAATATCTCCAACATGAAAATCAAAAGTAGCAAAGTCTGTTATTATAATTTCATCAAAACCCAAACTTTTTAAAATTCCGCCCATGGTGTAAGTTGTAAAAGGCCATGCGCTCAAATTGATCTCATAACCCGCATGACCTAAACCATACCATACGAAAGATGAACAATCATAGTATGTTATGCCATTAACTGTGCGCTCATTTCTGTAGTCCTGTGAATAACCAACCGCAGGATCGTTACATTTTTCTATCCACCAATTCATTGCCTGCAATATTAATCCACCGATTCCGCCTGCTCCACCAGATCCCCATGGATTCTGACCTGAGTTAGCACTTGTCATAAGCGCAACGAACATTGAAATATTGCTAGCAGGAAAGCTACGCATAATACACACCCCCCTCAAGGAATTGCTTGATCTGCTCTTTTTCGTTTCGGGTTGCTCCCCTCACATTGATAGCTCCATTTTCAACAACGTAATACCCAGTACCTAGCTCCTGCATTGTGCCGTTTTTCATGTAAGGCCTGCCATTATCCGCTCTGTCTTCATCCGTGATTTTATAGAATGTTTCAATAACAAAAGGTATACGTGCTATTGATAACAACGTACCATTAACACCTCTTGTATGTACATCAGGTATTGCACTCTCAACTGCATTTGCAACTCCTGACGCACTTCCCAAAAAATTGCCAGAAAATAAATTCCCGATACTACTTAGCAAATTACTTCCACTTTCAATAATGTTTGCCCGTAAATCACTCACCTGTATGTTAACTCCAATCTGTGCATATCCACTATATAGAGTAACACCTCCTGCGCTCACTGACATAACACCAACTCCGCTCATGCAGTCAATAGTTTCACTGACTGTTACGCTCTCAGCACTTGCAACTTTTCCGCCGTCAATATCGAACGTTCCCCACGGATCAATAGTTAATTGAATCCTACGAAACGGAGATGCATTTAAAAATGTTCCACGTGAAATCTGTGGGTGCTGAGAAATCGGCATATCAAAAGACCTGCTATAAAAAGGCTTATTACCCAATTTTAACGCAGTTACATCACAAGACCAAAAACCGAACTTAACTTCATTCACCTGTGTACTTCCTGCCCCAACATTTTCACAAGGAAACCACATAACACTTGTCAGATATTGAAACGGATTGAACAAACATTTTAGCAAACTATCTGTGATCTGCTGACCTGAGATGTTCGCCCAATCAAGAGTAGAAAATATCTTTGAGCAAAAATCTGCAAAATTAGTGGGAATAAAAGCATAGAAATTTGTAAGTCCATCCTCTCCCACAATGCCACAAACAAAATACCCCTGATTTAAACCATACTCAGCCACCGGAAATAAACCATCATTAACAACTGTTCTTTTCTTAACTGGTGTCGACAATGTTGGATATAACGTATCCATCACATCGCCATCAAAACTCGTGGAGCTTCGGATAAAAAACAGATTACTAGCTTGTATTGTATCACGATACGTTGCCAACACATCCACAACACAATGCGCAATCCATGTATTGTTTTTATACTCCCAATCTTCAACCCAGTATGATCTCCCAAATTCACTTATCTCGCAGTAGTTCCAACTCGGAGCCGATCCACCATTTCTCAGTATGATCTGCGGATTTTCAATAGAACATGGTTCATTTATATTACAGGAAACGGCGGTAACATCACCGCCGACAACTCCTGTAGAATTAACTCTCTTGCTTGCTGTCTTAAAATTGACTGTTACCGCCATTATATCCTCCTATTCAAGAACAAAAATAAGTCCATTCTCTGTAAGATCGTTCCAGTAACGATCTGTGAAATGATAGTAAATATTCCAATAACCACCCGCACTGTTGAAAGGCGTTGTGCTACTCCACTGGTTGATCGTAGTGAGTCCCATAGCCTCTTCATCGAACAGCACTGCAAAAATATTGCTCATTGCCTGAGCGTCTCCCTGCTCAACACTTCCATCCGGTTTCATAACAGACGGTGTGACGTTAATTCCCATCGGACTTTCAAGTGTCTGCCAGAAATTAACCTTTTCATTTGTCGCAATTTTTAGATACTGATCATGGAACGTATTACTCAAAACGGTAGTATCCGCAGTATGCAGATCGGGGCTGAACATCATAATGTTCTGCTTAGGAAGTGGTGTATGTCTTGCGATCTCTTTTCCAGTGATGTTAGCATGGAATCGTGTCGATCTCTCAGTGAAGAAATCCATGTATGTCATGATCTTCGCACACGCCCAACGGTAAAAATTCGGGAAGTTGTCCGCTTTCCTGATATCGTCAGCGGTGAACGTACTTCCGTTCTCGTCATTATACATGGTAAGCAACTTAACGACATGCTCCCCAGTATACCCCTCTGTACTTGCGGCAACTCCTGCCTGCCAGATGTTTTTAGCACCGATATAGTTTGCAACACAAGCACGTGCCATGCTTTCATGTGCCTGTTCGATCATATCCATCGTGTTCTGAGTATACATGGAAATGAACTGACCAAACTCGTCCGGATTGCGAAACGCCTGATCTAACTGATCTCTGAAATACGTTCTGTGTCTCTGGAACACCTGACCACCATAGAAATTTGTCTGTAATACTTTACCTTTTTTGATCTTATACATGTCAACTGCCGTGTCATCATCTAACGGCTGTCTCTGATCGTTTTCCCAATCATCGTCTAACATCCCCAATTTACGCACATGGTTTCCCCATTGCTGTGTACTTCTTCTTAACCCTTTAAATTTTGCATTATACGGTCGCACAGAAAAAATAGTCCTGTCTAATACCTGAGAAATGCTGTTCATGATCCTGTCATTTCCAACCAATAATGCTGTCTGTGCCTGAGAAACGAACGAACTTGTGTCCGTTGCTTTCATAGTTTCAACGCCTGTGGCCTGTTTAACAATGTCATTTAACACTGTGCTGATCTGATCGAAACTTAATGTATTCGCCATTATTTTTCACCTCCTCCTGTTAATCCCTCATAGTTTGGTGGATTGATAATACTTGCAATAGCATCTTCGGTTGTAACCTGTTTTGGAACTGTGTTCTGCATCAGATTAACGTTGTTACTCTGTACAGCACTTGTGAGACTTTTAAGAGCACTCAGAACATCATTCTGTTCACTGATCTGCTGAATCTGCTGTGTCTGCGGATATGCCTGTGGCTGTGCCTGTGCCTGTTCCTGCGGAAACATCTGTGGAAACATCTGTGTATATCCCTGTACACCCTGCACTGGTGCCTGTGCATTCTGA